GCGCGGCCCGGATGGGGGGTTGAGTACAACGCGCCGCCAGCCAGCCCTGGACTGGTGGACCACATGAAGGAGCGGCTGCACGCTATCGCGGCGGGCTGTGGCGTGACCTACATGCAGATGACCGGCGACACGTCGATGGCGAACTATTCTTCGATGCGCGAGGGGCGTATCGAATTCAACCGCCTGCTGGACAGCTGGCAGAGCGACTTGATGAAGCAGCAATCCGGTCGCCCGGCGTGGCGGCGGGTGATGCGTGCGGCGCAGGCGAATGGCGATCTGCGCAGCGCGGTGCTTCCGCGTGCAAAGTACATTGCGCCCAAGCGGCCATGGGTCGACCCGGTCAAGGACGTGAAGGCGGCGCTGATGGAGGTGGACAACTTCCTCGGCGATCCCGAGGCCGTGATCGAAAGCACGGGCGCGACCCCGGAAGAGGTCATGCAGGGCCAGACGCGGTGGCGCAAGATGCGCGATGCGGTGCTGGACGAAACGAAACCACAGGACAGTGAAGGAGGGGCGGCATGACAACACCGCAACGGGTGGCCACGGGCCAGCCAGAAATGATGGTGCAGGCAGCGGCGCTGACCACGCTGGATGAGGCGGCGCGGACGGTCGAGGTGGTGTTCACGACCGGCGATCTGGTGACCCATTGGGTCATGCATCGCGGCGAGGTGCGGCGGATGCCGACGCGGATTGTGGTCGAGGAGGGCGCGGTGGATCTGGAGTTCCTGCGCGCTGCTGGCCCGGTTCTGGACAGTCACATGTCCTATGGCGCGGCGGGCGTGATCGGCGCGGTCGAGGATGCCTGGATCGAAAACGGTCAGGGCCGCGCGCGGATCCGGTTTGCGGACACGGACGATGTCGCGCCGATCTGGCAGAAAATCACACAGGGCGTCCTGCGCAACATCTCGGCAGGGTTCGAGATCAGCGCGCAGGAGGCGCGGATGGAGGCGCAGGCGGACGGCACCGAGGTCGAGGTGATGTATTTCACCCAGACCAAAATGGTGGAGCTGTCGGTCTGCGCGGTCCCTGCGGACAAAGGGTCGCGCATCCAGTCGGATGGCGGGCGGCACACCTCTGTCGGCGGTCCCTTTTCCCAGAATACCGGCTCTGGTGCCGGTGACGATGCATCCCGGGCAGACGCAGCCACGGGCACGGTGCAATCACAGGCGGCGGCGGTCGCAGATCAAGCCACTACAGGAGGAATTCCCATGGCTGACCCACAACAGAGCGCCGTGACCCCGGCGACCCCCCCGGCGGTTGATCCCGCCGTTATTCGGCAGGAAGAGCGCGCGCGCATTTCCGGTATTTCGCAGGTCGCCCAGCAGCTGGGCGTCTCGGGCGATCTGGTGACCCAAGCGCAGGAGGACGGCACCACGCTGGATGAGTTCCGGGCGCAGGCCATCGCGGCCTTTGCCGCGCAGGGCCAGACCCAGACGCAGGGCATCGGCGGTCCGCGCGTCGAGATCACAGGCGACGTGCGCGATCGGTTCCGGCAGGGGGCCGAGGCTGGCCAGATGGCCCGCATGGGTCTGGGCGGTGAGCGCAACGAGTTCTCGGGCATGACGCTGGCGGAGCTGGCGCGCCAGTCGCTGGAGGTGTCCAATGTCCGCGCGCCGCATTCGCGCATGGAAATGGTCGGAGCGGCCTTCACCCAGGCGGGCAGCCACACGTCAAGCGATTTCGCCAATGTCCTGTCCAGCATCGCGGGCAAGGCCGCGTTGAAGGGCTGGGAGGAGGCCGAAGAGACCTATCAGATGTGGACCTCGCCGGGCGTCCTGACCGATTTCAAGGCGACGAAGCGCGTCGGACTGGGTCTGCTGGATCAGCTTCCCGAAGTGGCAGAGGGTGCCAACTACACCTATGGCACGGTTGGTGACCGGGGCGAGTCCATCACGCTGGCGACCTATGGCCGCCTGCTGAAGGTGACACGCCAAGCGATCATCAATGACGACCTTGCGCTGTTCGCCAGCCTGCCGATCAAGATGGGGCGCGCGGCGCGCCGGACCATCGGCAACCTGTGCTACGCGGTTCTGACCGGCAACCCGACGATGTCGGATGGCACGGCGCTGTTTCATGCGGATCACAACAACCTCGCGGGGTCTGGTGCGGTGCCATCGGTGGCCACGCTGGGTGCAGGCCGGGCTGCGATGAAAACGCAGGTCGAGGCCTCGGGCGGCGCGGCGCTGAACATTTCGCCTGCCTATTTCATCGTGCCTGCGGCACTGGAGACCACGGCCAACCAGCTGATGAATTCGCTGGTCGATCCGACGGCCACCAAAGGTCAGGCGATGAACCCGGTTGGCGGCATGGCGCAAGTGGTCGCGGATGGTCGTCTGGACGCCGCGTCTGCGACGGCGTGGTATCTGGCTGCAAACCCCGCGGCCTTTGACACGGTCGAGGTGGCTTATCTGGACGGCATCCAGACGCCCTACATCGAGGAAAAAACCGCATGGTCCTCGGACGGTGTGGAGCTGAAGGTCCGTATCGACGCCGGTGTGGCCCCGCTGGACTTCCGCAGCTTCTACAAGAACGCGGGCGCGTGATCGCCTGACTGACTGCGCCGGGCAGGGGGTCTGCCCGGTGTGACCCTTCATTCAAGTTTGGAGACGGAATCATGAAAACCTATGTGCAGGATGGCGACAAGATCGTCGCTGCCGCGCCGCGCGCGCTGTCGTCGGGCGATGGCGCTTTGGTCGGGCTGATGTTCGGCGTGGCCGAGAGTGATGCGGCGAATGGTGCCGATGTGGTGCTGGTGACCGAGGGTGTCGTCGACATCAACAAAATCGGGTCGCAGGCCTGGACGGTCGGCGCGCGCGTCTACTGGGACAACAGCAACTTTCGCTGCACCACAGTCGCGACCAGCAACACGCTGATCGGCGTGGCGGTGCTGGCGGTCGGATCCGGTGCGGGCGAGACCACGGGCCGCGTGCGCCTGAACGGCAGCTTCTGAGGGCGCTGGCGTGAGCGCGTTTTCCTCTGCCATGGTGGCGCTGTTCGGCGATCCGAACATGGCAGAGGATGCCACCTACACGCCTGCCGCCACAGGCGTCGCGGCGACGGTGCGGGTGATCTACACCGCGCCGGATGTCGCGAACCAGTGGGGCGACACAGCGATCCGGTCGGACAGCGTGCTGCTGGACGTGCTGGTGGCAGAGGTGGCCGCGCCTGTGGCGGGTGACAAGATCACATGGCGCGGTGAGGCCCGCGTCGTGCAGGGCAGCCCCGAGCGGGACGTCGAGCGGCTGACCTGGGTGCTGGACACCCGTCCGGCATGACCTTGCGTGTCATCCAGACCGAACCCGTCGAGGCGCTGATTGACCGCGACCTGAAGCGGATGGAGCGGGCGCACACCCGTGCCATGCGCGGGGTGGCGGCATCACTCAAATCGGCGTGGCGGGATGAGATCCGCGCGGGCGGACTGGGCAACCGGGTCGCAAATACCGTGCGATCTGCGGCCTATCCGCAGGGCACGGAAAGCCTGAATGCCGCCGCGCTGATATGGACCAAGGCCCCGGACATCGTGGCGGCGCATGACGCTGGCACGCTGATCCGGTCGGCGGACGGGTTCTGGCTGGCGATTCCGCTGCCTGCGGCGGGGCGTGGACGATTTGGCCGGCGCATGACTCCGGGGGAGTTTGAGCAACGCACCGGGCAGCGCCTGCGATTCGTCTATCGGGCAGGGCGCAGCGCGCTGCTGGTCGCGGATGACGCGCGGGTCAGCGCGCGGGGGCAGGCCCGCCGCAAGGGGGGCAGGCGGCGCAAGGACGGCGTGCTGAGCGGCGCGCAGACGGTGCCGGTCTTTGTTCTGGTGCCGCAGGTCAAGCTGCGCAAGCGCACGGACCTGATGCCAGCGGCGGAGGCGGTTCTGGACCGTATCCCCGATCTGATCAGTGAATGGACAAGGGACTGACATGCCGGACAGCGACATCGAGGCGCGGCTGATTGCGCTGCATGGATTGATCGACGGCGCGGTGACGGGCGGGGCCGCGCGCAACATCGTCGTGCCGCAGGAGATCCCGGCGGCGGGTCTGGTGATCCTGCGCGACGGTGCGCCGGTTCTGGTCGATGTGACCATGCCCCGCCACTACCATCTCGACCATGCTGTCGACCTGGAGATTTACGCGCAGGCGGCCTCTGGCCGCGAGGCGATCACGGATGCGCGGCGGCAGGAGATCGGTGCCGCCATCGAGGCCGACCGCACGCTGGGCGGCCTGTGCGACTGGGTCGAGGCCATCCCGGTCGAGACTGACGACCAGCGGGTCGAGGGGGGGCTGGCGATCCGGATTGATCTGATCCGCGTGACCCTGTCCTACGCGACCCAAAATCCATTGACCTGACGGAGGGCCAGACAAATGACACGAGCAAAAGGCGAACGCAGCCAGACGGTGGCGGTGTTCGAAAGCACTGAAAAGACGGCACCCGGCACAGGGTTCATGGCCCTGCCGACGCGCAGCAACGGGCTGGCCCGTGAGCAGGGGTTGATCGAGGACGACATCGTCGGCACCCGCGACCCCGGTGACGCGGATCTGGACAGCGCCACGCTGTCTGGTGACATCGGCATCCCTGTCGATGTCGAGGGGATCGGCTGGTGGCTCAAGGCGCTGCTGGGCGCGGCCAGCACCACGGAAAGCACGGGGGTGTTCACCCATGTGTACGAATCCGGCGCGTGGTCCCTGCCCAGTTTCTCGACCGAGCGGCAAATGCCGGATGTGCCCAGCTATGAAATGTTCCGGGGCGCGCGGGCGGGCCAGTTCCGCATGTCGCTGCAACGGGGGGGCCGTGTGAACGGGACCGTCAGCGTGGTGGCGCAGGCGGTGAACGAGCCGGGCAGTTCGACATCGGCGGGCACGCCGACAGACTACACGCTGAGCCGGTTCGTGCAGGCCGATGCCTCGGTCGAGATCGGCGGCACGGCCATGGCAAACCTTGTCTCGGCAGAGTTCGACTACAACAACAACCTCGACCCGGTGGACCTGGTGACGGGCGATCAGTTCATCGGCGGGCTGGACCCGATGCGCGCCGCGCTGACCGGATCGCTGCGGATGCGGTTCGACAGCGAGTCGCATTTTGCCACGGCCAAGGCGGGCACGGCCATCGCTCTGGGCATGATCCTGTCCAAATCCGCCAGCGCCAGCCTGACACTGGCCATGCCACGGGTGTTCCTGTCGGTGGCATCGCGCCCGGTCGAGGGGCCCGGCGGCATCGAGGCCAATTTCAACTTTATCGCGGCGCGCGACACCGACAACAGCGCGATGCTGACCGCCACCCTGATCAACGAGGTCGCAAGCTACTGATGCTGACACTGAACCTGAAAACACAGCCCTATTGGCTGGACCTGCCGCACGGTGTGCGCGTGCAGGTCATGCCTGCCCGTGCCACCATGATGGAGGCCGTCCGCGACGAATTGTTTGGCGCGCTGGAGGACGACAGTGAAGCCCCGGAGGGGGCCAGCACCTACACGCTGAACTATGTGAAGGCGGTGGCGCGCCACGCCATTCTGGCCTGGGAGGGGGTCTGCGACGAAGGCGGGAAGGAGATCCCGCCGTCGCCCGATTATGTCGACGCGCTGATAGAGGACAGTGTCATCTATGTCGCCTTCCGTGACAGATATGTGTTGCCCACCACGCGGGTGGCGGAAGAGGGAAACGCCTAGGCCGCCGGGCCGAATGGCATTTCGGCTCGGACGGCTATTGTGGCAGCTGCGCGGGGATCTGCGCGGACTGCCCGATGCGGGCACATGCGCCGCACAGCGTCGAGGGGCGGCAGGTCTGGGACCTGATGCTGCGCTGTGGCGGGCAATTGCGGACCATTCCGGGGCGGGTGGTCGGCTATGACATGACGGCGGTTTTCATGATGGCAGACGGTCTGGGCGTCCCGCGCGAGGCGGTGGCCGAGTTTTTCCCGGTGATCGAGATGGCAGCGGTCCGCGCGATCAACGAGGCGGCGAATCAGGCCGTCGGAGGAGTGGATCATGGTACAGCGTAGGGTCACATATCCGGCCGAACTGGACGGCGGCGCGCAGGCCAAGGCCGAGTATCAGGGCAACGCCAAGGCGGGGCGCGCGGCCTATTCCAAGATCGACAGCGGCCAGAAGACGGCGGAGAAGTCGGCCAAGGTGTGCGAGCGG